TTGTCTAGACATAGGTTGCCCTGCCTCAGTGATGATCTTTGCCGTGTAGGAGTGAACATCAAATCCGGTTGCTACTTCTTTCATTGCAACTTTGTCCTGAGATAGAAGTGCTGCAACTCTAAATTCTAGCTGTGCAAAGTCAGCCTCTAGTATTTTACCTTTCATACCAAACGCATTATCACTCCAACGAGAAACAAACACCCTTTTAACAGGAAACGTACCACCTCTAGGCATATTCTGCATGTTAGGGTTACGTCCACTAAATCTTCCGGTAGCTGTCACATGCTGAGTAAGACTTACATGTAGCATGCCATCCTCTTTTGTGTAGTGATGTATGCCCTCAACAAAAGCAGAGAGATAACTTGACACAGCACTTTGTCTTTTTAGATCACTCAAGAAACTCTCTGCCTCACCCATATCTTTTGCCTTGGCTATGTTTATAAGCTGATCTAAATTACCTTTGCTTGTAGAGAAACCGTTTGCACTCACCCAAGCTTTTGACGGTGGGAAGAAACCTAATCCTGCCATTTGTTTTAGCTTAGTCAGTTTATACCCTCTTGTGTCACAGGCAACACATCGATTTGGCTTGGCAAAAGGTGTACCGTCTTTCTTTTTCTTAAACACTTTGCCCTTTCCCTTGCATGCCTGACACACACTAGCCTTTGTTTTGACCATCATGGAACTATTATCTTTGACAGTTTGTTTAAACTCTTCTTTATCTTCCACATAGTCAAAGGCTACTGCCCACTGTCTCTTATCGTGTAGTATTCTAGAGTATATCACTTGGCTAACTTGCTCCGGAGAGTTGAGATTTATGGGAGTATCACCCATCAATGTCTTGACCTGAGCTTTTAGCCGTGTCTCTATCTCTAATAGTTCATCCTCAAACTGTTTTCGCACCTCTTGTAGAGCCTGTTTGTCTATATTAAATCCGTTCATGTACATCCTAGTCAAAGTTTTACACACATTGTTGGTAGTATCACGGACTTTTATTAAGGATTGAGCCTCCGGCTTATCGTACTCTTCCATAAGCCTCCAATACAGACCCTTAGTAACAACTAAATCTTGATGCAGATAGTCAGAGAGTTCATCAAGAGGTATTTCATCGGTCTGAAAACCTCGTCTAAAGTAATCTTTGAGTGTGTCAGACTTCTTAATATCTAAATCGTAGCGTATTGCACAGTTTTCTAAGCTGACAGATCCCTTCTGACCACGCTGTAGTATGTAATCACCCAACATTGTATCAAATATCTCCCCATCATACTTAAAACCACATGCCCACAGCCACTGTAGATCGTACTGTAAGTTGTGACCGATTAGTAATGTCGTTTTGTCAAGAACTCTTTGTAGTCTTTCTTTACTAGTATCATCTGTTATCTTCTTTTCTTTATGGTCAAACACAAATATTTCACTATCATACTCTAACCAATCAAGTACACCCACGAGTGTCAAAGAATTGTCAGGTTCAAAAGGGTCTAGATGTAACTTACCATCACGTTTAGTTGTAGTGTTCTCCACATCAAGTATTATTTTCATGCTGAATACCTTCCTGTTTCTACGTCTAGTTCTACATGAACTGTGCCATGCCAACCTGTTAGTTTGTTTTTAGCCAATCGAATGTGCCTTTGAGGATCGTTACTGTCCTGTCCTTCAATGTCAGGGTTCTTACTAATTAATAACATTAAATCTGCCTCTGCTGCCTTGCCTGTTTTGCTACCCTCAAGCATGGATTGGTTAACATTTATCTTACCTTCAGCCTCTGCTGAAAGTTGAGACATCCATATTATAACGCAATTATACTTCTTGGCAATGTTTCTTGCATGAATTGCAGCCTCCTTGAGATAAATATCTGATCTTTCTGATCCGGCTGTTGCAAACTTATCGCCCATATCAAGAATAATTATGTCCGGCTTTACACTTTTCGCAAGCTGTTCAACGTAATCCATGTTCTTATCTGTGGCATCTTTGATGGATAGAAAACCTCTTATGGGATCGTATCTCTCTAGTGCTTTCTTTCTGTTCTCCAATACTTGATCGCTAGACATATTAGATTTGCAATAAAGATACCGGAGTCCAACTCTCTTGTATGCCTCCTCGTTGCACAACACTACACACTTTGCTCCTTGGTCTATAAAGCCACCCTCAGAAGCTATGATGCTAGAGTGAAACGATGTCTTTCCGGTATTGGGTCTTGCTCCCACTATAACAAAATGTCCACCACTTAATCCCTCAACCCTTCTGCGTAAGGATGGGATGTTAAACTTCCATTGGAACTTTAAGTTAAGGTGATCTACTAGAGTATCAAAACTTATGTCATCTCCTTGGAACTTAAAACTAGGAGTGAAGTCATCCTGATAGTTATCTAGTATATTTCTAAGTGGCTCAAGATTATTCTTTGTGCCGTTCACATAATCAAAGCCTATGTTGGCTACCTCTTCTCCAACCATTTGTTGAAACAACTTGGATAAAACCTCCTTAGCTATATCACTATTCATTGGCTCTTCTTTAGACAACTTACTAAACAAGACTTCAAAGGATGCCTTGTTCGCTGAAGTCATAGTGCCGTTGTCAGAAAAGAACAAAGCCTGTAGCTCTGTCAGAGATAAGTTCCTCTCGTGTTTTTTCATAGCCTCGTCTAGTGTCCCTTTTATTTTACGAACATCTTTACTAAACAATCGATCCGGACATTTACTACCTTTATGCTCTTCATAAAAGTCTTTTTGCATTAAACTTCTAATTAGTGCTAGTTCTATCATTCTGTATCTTCTCCTCTATTAATCCATCAATAAGACCTAACATCTTGTCAAAGTCTTCTTTGCCTAAGTTCTCTATGTAAAACCATTCTTTAGCTCTCTTACGACTTAAACCCTCAGCCAACGAGTGTGCCATCTTCTCTGCTACACCTCTATGTTTAAACTTTTTGTAAGTGACTAACTCGTAATCTCTGTGAGGACTGCCTGTCTGATAACCATTACATCTATCTGTGGACTCAATAGCCTTACCAATCTTATACCAATTCTTCCAAGCAGGGTTCTTTAGTATATACACTTCACCCTCAGTAGACAGTATGTAGTTAGCTAAAGAAGAATATGCAGCATCGGTAAAAGTTTTGTATCTTCCAGGCTTGTATAGTGGATGATTTCTTGATATGTACTTGCCGTCAACATACATCCGTAATGGATTATTTATTTTTGCTTTCCTTGGGTTGTCTATTATGTCCCTAGCTTTTTGTTCCTTCTTGTGACACTCCTTACATTTTAAAGTTTGTGACTCGTATGTGTTATCCCTTGTTAGAAGAACATAACATGCTTTGCAGTTCTTATTATGTTTCTTTCCTGTATACAAAACTATTTTATCCATTAATCAACCTCCTTAGTTTATTAAAGTCATTCTCTCGTTTGTATTTTAAATCATCTTCTATCTGTAGTCCATACACTTCTGACGGATCACAATAACTTTTTAACTCTTTGGTGTACTGAATGGTCTTACCAACAGCATCAGGATCAAGAGCCACAACAACTATCTCAAAGGTATCAAGATATTCTTTATGCTCTTTTAACAGGCTTGTGCCTAACAATGCTACTCCGGTAACTCCTATAAAATTTTCTCCAATAACTGTAGCTGACACAACATCCTCAACAACCACAGCAATACTTTTACTAGGTCTTATACAATACGAATAATATTTTGCAGCCCCTCCATACTTGTACCACTTTGGTTGTGCGTTGTACAAAGCTCTGCCTATAGCATCGATAACTCTACCATTCTTGTAGATAGGGAATACAGCACGTTGACTTTTACAATCGTACAGTAACTCTATATTTAGATCCCAACGTCTTTTAAATCGCTGTACATAGGCGTTGTTGCCATCTGTTATGTACTCAGGCATCTCAAACTTCTTAGTCTCTACCACCTCTTCTTTGCCTTGTATTTTATTCTTGATTGTCTCCACCAACATTGGAGTCAGTGTAGCACCTTTTACATCACAACTATTTCTGTAACAGTTATATATGATTAAACCATCCTTGTTTGTGGCTGTAAACTTTTTAACTCCGTTACATATAGGACAATCCAAAGTTAGTGTCTCTCCCTCTTTTACGTCTAGTCGTCTTATAAAATCATTACTAGGTTTGTTCACCATTACTAATCTCCCTTCTTTCTAAAGCACTTGCCGCCGATTTGTATGTGTGTCGGATGTAAGGACGCATTGAGTTAGGACTACTATGCCCTGACACTGCCATGATCTGAGTGGTATCCACTCCGGCTTCTACCATCTCAGTTATAGCTGTTCGTCTCATATCCATCGCTGTTAATTCTTTTGGTAGTCCGGCTACCTCTTTCACTCTGTTAACCATTCTACTTATTTCTATGTCTGTATATATTACGTAACCACCATTTCTAGGATGTGGATGTGGAGCAACGTACTTCTGAAACCCAAAGTCTTTATGCTGTTGCTCCAACATTCTATAGATATGTATGTGGATAGGCAGATGCACTTCTGCTCTTTTCTTAGACTGTTCAAGATCAAGTCTGCGTTCCTCAAAGTTTATATTACTCCACTCCAAGGTTCGCATGTCTCCTATCCTTTGGGCAAACGCATAAGCCATATGAACTATTAGTCCTATACTTCTCCACTTGTATTCTGAGTAAGCCGTATCCAAGAACAGACGGACTTGATCGCCTGTCCACATAACCTTACGAGGTTTAGTCTGCATCTTCTTGACAAACCTCATTGGATTATTTGGCATCAACTCTAGCTCAACAGCTAAATTAAATAGTATCGATGCT